TCTCATGGCTGAGCATGGCGGTCTCTTCTACGTCGAGGATATCCAGCGCGGTCAGTGGTCTCCAAGAGATCGCAATCAAAAGATGAAGGACACGGCGCAGTCAGATCTCAATAAGTATGGCGTCATTCCAACTTGGATTGAGAAAGTGCCGGGCTTGGCCGTAGAGGTCATTGCGAACATTATTCGTGACATGGCGGGCTTTAGCGTTCATACTGAGATGGCGAAAAACGACAAGGAGACTCGCGCTGATCCCTTTGCCAGCCAGTGTGAAGGTCAAAACGTAAGAGTACTCAAAGCAGATTGGAATATCGCGTTTCGCAATGAGTTAACCGCATTTCCGCATGGTGATAACGACGATCAGGTAGATGCGGCAAGCGGGGCGTTTTCTAAGCTGGCTAACGTTCGCGAGTTGGAGATGTTCTAAATGGCTAACCTGTTTGAAGTAGCAGTACTGAATTGGGTTAACCGGTCAAAGTCTGAGTTACGTCGAAAGATCAAGCGATTCCGCAGCTCTACTATTCTCGAAGCAAATCTTCTGGAAATCGGTCGCGGAGATGTACGGCAAACGATTCTGGTTCTAACCTATGGCTGAATTCCTACAGCGTATCCAGAACGCCATGCAAGTCCTGCGTGGAGCTAAGGCTGCATCTTCTGCTCCTGACTTTGCCCAGGCTAACACGTACGATAACTTCCCCGACTACCGCTTCCGCTGGAATCACTGGAATCCGCCTGCAACCGTAGATTATAAGCGCGAAGTGGGCAATCTCGACAGCCACTCACTTGTCGCCTGCGTGTTCAACTACACCGGCACGCGGCTGCCCGAGGCTAAACCCGTCATCCGACGCATGAACGAGGATGGCGACACCGAGACCGACCCTAACCATCCCCTAGCTCAACTCATCCGTCGTCCGAATAAGCATCACATCTGGGCCAACTACTCGCAGGCAGCCTCAATCGACTGGTGGATCGACGGTGGAGTCAGGTTCAAGAAGGTGCGCGACATAGCCGGGCAGCTAATCGAACTGTGGCACATACCGCACTACTTAATCCGCCCGCGCTGGCCGGGGGACGGGGGCTCACCTGAGGTTCCACGTGAAACGTCGCTCGATCCCTTCCTCTCACACTATCAGTTCGACGTGCCCGGTAAAGCGCCAGTGCTATGGCCCGCTGCTGACGTACTGCACTTGAAACGCGGCCCCTTAGGCGAAGATCGACGCACTCGCCAACCATTTGCCCCGCTCGTCAAGGAGCTCTATGGCGACGACAAGATGGCGCAGTTCACTGCCGCGATCAAGGACAAGGAAGTGCGAGTTGACGCAACGAAAGCTGCGGCAATGAAGGAAGGCTGGATGCGGAAGACGACGGGCGATCGGGCTGGTGAGCCGATCGTGCTGAGCGAGCCGATTGATTTTGAGAAGGTGGGGTTTAGCCCACAGGAGTTGGACTTATCCTCGCTCAGGCTTATTCCCGAGTCACGAGTAGCGGCAGTCACTGGCATCCCCGCTGCCACCCTGCAACTGATGGTCGGGCTGCAGAATGGTACGAGCTACGCCTCGTCTGAGCAGGCGCGTCAACAGGGTTACGAGGAAGTCGTAATCCCGATTCAGCAAGTTTGGGCAGAGGAGATCAACTGGCAACTAAAGCCGGAGTTCAAAGGTCTTGAAGATGCAGAGTTTTGGTTTGATACGTCAAACGTTCGCGTGCTGGAAGAAGACAAAGATGCGTTGGTAAGGCGTGAATCGGAAGTCTTTCGCTCCGGAGCAAGCACGATTGACCAATTCTACACCGCAATCGGTAAGAAGACTCTCGGCGCACCTCTCGGAGACATCCGCATGGTGCCGGGAATAGCGTCCCCGATGTCGCCAGAGCGATTGATTGAGATGGCAACCAAGCCGCCTGAGGAAACGCCGCTGACTGCGCCTAGCATGCCTGTGGATCAGGAAGCGTTGGCTAAGTTACTGGATATTGAACGTCTGTTTGAAGGGCTGGAGCGGCAGATGAAAGGGTTTGAGGTGCCGAAGTGAAACTCGCGACTCTCGACTTAACGCCTGAGCTATTTGTTGAATTCTGTAAGTTCTGCAAAGATGGCCCTCCGCGCTTTACCGTTGTCAAAGAGAATCCGCTGCCGGAGGACGCGAAGATCGTAGGATGCAGTGTCAATGTTGACAGGTGGCCCATAACACTAAAGCTAGTGATTGACTCATCAACGTTTTCTGAAGTTGCTGAGAGTGAAAGGTTGCCAGAACTTCCGTTGATCGTGTTCGAGACGGTCTACGACAACCCATACGACTACTGCAAAGGCGGCTGCGGGATTAGTTTTAATGAGTTTCCCGAAATGCGTCATACAGAAGATGAATGTCCCGGTCCAGAATGTACTTGCTATGAGGTTACTGGCGGACATCAGATGGGGTGTTACTTCCACGGCAGGGCAGCAAATTGACCCTCCAACATAAAATCTTCGATCTCAAACTCCAAGCCGCGCTCGCCGCGAAGCATGCCTGTTTCTGGCAGAAGTGCATCACGGAATACGGTGAGGAAAAGGCGACAGCGTTTTATACGCATCTCGGCCTCAATCATCTAGAAAAGAAATCATTCGAATGGGAGGGATTGAATCTCTCCCGTGAACCAAAAGAGCACGAGAAGATTGCGGTCAAAGGAATCCACGGCGCACAGGAGTCGGCTAAGGAATCTATCGGGACTGTGTTGCTACGACTGCGCGCAGATCTCATCACTGACGGATTGAGCCGAATTAAAAAGCTGAGACCCGCACATTATCATGAACTGGTATTGCAAGCGCCGGGCGAGCTAAGGATCGATCTAAGTGATAAGCTCGTCAAAGTCCACCACCAGGGCCGGATGCTGGTTGCTGCTGAATTGAATACGAAGGCCGCGGTTATTGATGATGGTGATTTTGATGAACTGGACGATCTCGTTGACCTTACGACTAGCCGCGTCACCAACGATGTACAGTCTCGTCTTATCGATGCTGCTGCAAGACACGCGCTGCTAGGCCAATCGGGAATCAACCTCATTACCACTGTTGCGAACGAACTTAGCACTGGCTCAGTGACCTACATCGACCGCGCAGCGCGAGGGTTAGCGAACAAAGTCATTAACATCGGACGTAGTGATGAAGCAGAGGCGCGATCTGACGAGTGGGAGCGAGTTGAATACAGTGCCTTGTTAGACCAGAACGTTTGCGAGCCTTGTGCGGCGGAAGATGGACAGACCGCGAGCGATGAAGATGATCTACAACCGGCACCGAATCCTGACTGCGCGGGTGGCGATTGGTGTAGATGTTTTCACGTCTGGATTAATCAATGATGTCTTTGACGAGAGTTTGCGGTGGTCGCATTGCTCGGTCTTTTTCGGACTGGTAATGAGAGTAGATTAGTTGATAGCGCCAGATGATTCCGCCTCGACTGCGGCAGTAGAAAGCGTAGAGGCGATCAATCAACGTGGGACGCTGGTCCGCAATAAATCCCAAAGGCTCGGCGCTACTGCCAAACGATCCATTGTCGCCTTGATAGACGGAATAGTACCGATAGACCTTACCGCTGTGCGGATCGAGGTAAATATCACCAACCTTAGGCGCAAAGTTCATCCCACAATCCAATCCAGCAACCGTCTCATCCAGCTCTTGCGTAGGTGGTGGTACAACTCAGCGTTGGTCATGCCCTCGCATCCTAGCAAATCTCCTCTGGCAGCGCAAGAGAAAATGTTTGACAGCTTAGACAGTACATGCTAAGTTAGCCGCATGAAGATTGGCGAGGTCTTACGAAGTTGGCGGCAGAAGCGTGATGTCGGTATCCGCGAACTGGCGCAGGAAGTGGGCGTTTCGCATGGCACGATCTCACGTATTGAGCGCGGCGAGGTCATGGATGCCGTGACGATGATAAAGTTGATGCGCTGGCTATTTGAGAAGCCGATTGTCAACGGCAGCAGCAAGGAGCGAAATAAATGAGCGCATGTACCGTCGGTTCATGGACCTACGTGCAGCCGGAAACTGTAAC